CTTGGTTTTGAACCGAAGTGGCCTTTCCACACCCATTCCGCCGAGGCGAATTGGTAAGAAAAGGTTCCGCGTGAAAATGGAGACCCGGTTTGCACCAGGCCTGAGACCTCCACGCGGGCGCTCAATGAAGCAGCGCACTTCACGACTTATTTCCTGTTTATGCCGAGACAAAAATCGTCCCAACACGGTACTCGCGAGCCCCGGTAGACACCCAGACAACAATTCATTAATGATTGCCGACAGGCACTGGGTCCGGTCTCCGATTCCTTGAAGAACGTTCTTCCTTACTAAGTGTTCGAGAGATCTCTCGCTCACAAAGCCAGGCACTTCACGTTCCAAGGCTCCATCGTCGTTACTGTCCAAATCATCGTCTTCTCTCCCTAATACCTTATGTTGGCCAAACAAAAGACCGACATTAAGGAAGCCTACGACTTTCGGCGTACGCTTGGGGTCCTTAAAGTTATAATGACAGGACACGCTGTTTACATTGGCGTAGACGTCATGGTAATATGCCTTGCCGAGACTAAGCTCAAGGCCGACTTTACCAGATACACGGGAATGTCGTTCCCACTGCTTTGCAGTAGCGAGATATAACATATCGTCTCCGTTTATCAAGACGCGTTCCAATAGGTCAACTAACATGGATCGTGTGGCAACTCTATGCGCACGACGTTCCTCTTTCCCTCTAATCTCCTTCAACCTCCTCTTGTGTTCCAGATAGCTCAGTACCTGGGCATCGTCGCGAACAGTTCTTAAATAGACAGCGAGGTTAGCGAGACACAAAATCGGAAAGCTCATAGGTGAACCCATAAGCTGGCCGTTGGTCTGATCGCCAACATACGTCATCTTGCGACGCCCGGGCGTGCATCCCTCTAAAGGATAATGCAGCGCATGGGGTCCAAGAACCTTTCTTCCTATCGCCCGCTCTTCGGCTGGTAGATCTGCTGTGATTCGGTCGAAAATGGCCAAACCTAGCTTGCTACTCAGTCCGTCAGTCGCGGCGGAATAGTCGACAGATGCCCAGGCGCGGTCCTGTGGATTTTCAGTGCTTCGGACTATGTCAAACAACATAGTGGGACAAAAGGGTTGTCCCGTTAGTCTAAAGCATGAGATCTCACGGATCGCGCTGTGCATCGCCTTCTGGATACGTTTCGTTTGATGATACTCGTCAGCAGGACCCTTGCTAATCACTCGAACCTTTAGGGGCTCGAGGACAGCTTGGATGCCAGCCGGCGGCAGCGTTGGATCATCCAGCTTTCGGGCCGGATGGTTCTCCGCAGAGTCAAGTTCTCTCCAGTACTCGTAGCGCGATGACTCGCGAACCTCGGTACAGAGATTCTGGACCTTTCTGTAGTGACGATTAAATTGCCACGGTCGCCATACCATCTTGACAAGGTTATCCGAGTCGAGATAGAATTTTTTATGGCTATTGAAAGGCATATTGACTTGCTTACAGAGTTGCGCATGCTGACCGCCGCCCTTCACGTTTCTTTCGAAACAGGCGCGATAAGACGCGTACTCATCAGAACGATCTCCTCGATCGGCGTAAGCCGCAGCAGTTCTTTTACGAACAAGGTCGAGGACGTCTAGGAACACGGGGTTCCCAAACACGTTTCCAAAAACTTTGTCTGTTAGTGGATCAGGACTAGATAGGCGCTTGAAATGCGCGGAATAAGTCTGATCGACAAAATCTTGGGGCAAGGGGAGGGCGGCACGTTTTGCTTGTAGCCAGGAGAACCATAAATGGGTATTCTTCTGGTTGAATGCATTTTTTCGTGCCTTCATCCACCGGCGTAAGACACCGGTGGGTTTGAACCTTTGTTCGAAGTCGGAGACCGGATTTTTCAGGTAAATCGCAATCGGGTAGGTTAACAGGTCCTTACAGGCCTTACACCAATCCCCGATCGATACAAAACCATTAAGAAATGTTCCGATCTGTTGTCTCAGCTGGCTCAGTAGCTCAGTCTTATCCGCATATTTGCAGTGATGAGACACGACTTCTGTGAGTCCATCTACAATAGACTCCGTCGCCTGGGTGGGCAACCACTCACCTTCAGGCTCAGGTGAATGGGACAGAAACAATCTGTCATTTGTCCGTTCACTTATCATATTAATGCTTAGGCAAACGAATAGGAAGCTAAGATCTAATCAAACACTCGCTTCAGAGGTGTTTGATAGAATAAATCACTTAGTTTTTG